CAGTATTCATCGTTTACGGTAGCGATAGCGTCTACTGTACCCGCGTACTTATGGCTCCGGTTATAAATCTTCTCCTCTACGGAATGCCACTCCACATCATTGATCTTAACCCACTCCCTGAACGCCGCTATTGCGTTCTGAGCGGCTTCGTGATCAGGTGTAGGCGGGGGATGCCCCTTGCCTAATTTCCACAGGATAGCGCCCTCACACCATTCATGTACGGCTTGTCCTATGTTTAAGGCATCCTGAGATTTCTTTCGGTAGGCACCCCGGATACCTTTCGCCATGTCCTCTGGCTTTATATCCGAATCATGGTTAGCCAAATACCACTTAGCCCCCTCACTAGCCGCCCACGGCAATAACGCCGGTTTGGCAATGGAGTCGAGGATGGTAGTGACAGAGGGGGCGTATTCCCCCTCTACCATGTAGTAGTGCTTCTTCTCGTCGAATTCTAATTCGACTTTAGCCCCGTCGTGGTATTGTAGGATCATTAGAAGTCAAAATCCTTTGGGGCGGGAGTGAAACGCTTCGCGTTGTCTTGGGGATCAGACAACTTGATGCTCAAGTAATTGCTCCCCTTCTGCGAAGTGTTTTTCCAAGCCGCTGCCCTGACCTCTTTACCATTGACAAGACCTTTGCCGGTCATGTTTGGAGACTTCTCCGAATCCCTCTTATCATTCACCCAAAGAGTGATCGTGTTGTCTTTTGGTTCAAATTGAGCCATCTTGTTTCCCTCTCGTTGCCGTTGGTTTAACTGCTCTTGATGATTCCATGCTTCCGCATTATTGTCATAATCCGTAAGCCATTCCTCATGCTGTAAGTATACATCACTTGCAGACATTATACTACACCTGCCCTGTGGTTTGCTTGTAGTGTTCTCCATACCTCTATCTTTGCCTCTGCTGTGGTGAATAAGTGCCGTAACTCAGACTCTTGCTGAACGGCGACCCTCAAGCCCTCTAACACCTTCTTGTAATCGGGATGTGCGTAAGACCACGCTTCCTTAGAAGCCATTGTTTTTTCGGGGGATTTGGAAAAAAGAATGGAATATTGAACCTTCTTGAAATCCTCAAGGTATTTCCTGTCGGCGATTGATTGCGCCAGTTTTGAAGTGTTCTCCATCATCCACTCTAAGGCTCTCTCTACTGATTGCTCGTCGGTCATTTTATCCAAACCCCATCACTTAGGTAACAACCCCTGTCATCAAATATAAGGTCATCCCACCACCTAAGTTCCGTATAATGCACCGGCTTGGAATTCGCTCTAAGCCAAGTCATGCAATCCTTCTTGGTTTTAGTGTAACACACAACTTGTTCAACCTTGTCTCCGCAATAAGTTTGTATCACTGCCCACCCTAACTTTTTACCTTCCCGGCTAATATCTGGAACAACGCGCCAATCATTAAGTTGACCTTCCGAGTCTTCCCCGCCCTCTCTGTTAAACTCCTTTAGGTTAAGTTTGTGTAGTAGACCCCAATACAAATCAAAGTCTGCTGATCGGTCTAGTCCTTGAAGTTCCATATTATGCATATTTCCTAGACCACCCTATCTCTTTGAATCCAATGTCACCCCCACCGCGATCTATTTCATTCCCATTTTTATCGCGCACTATTAATGTGGAAAGATCTATAATTGCCCAAGTGTGTTTAGCCTCACTGATATTAAATTCAAAATCAAAAGTATCTGATTTATACACAAGTTGTCTCCAGCCCGTAGCCCAAAACGCAAAAGTCTCACCTTCCTTGGTTAAAATGATATGCCAGTGTGGCGAGCCGTCCTTTACCCTTTTTGACCAACAATGAGACTTGTATTTATCTAATCTTTGCCCGGCTCTGCTCCCGCCCTTCTTTGGCGTAACCCCCTCATAGGTTGTTTTGCCGTAAAGTTTTTCCCAGTATTCGCTAGGCATCTCTTCTTTCTCAGAGTATATTGTATTCATAAGGCTTATACGTGATGTTAATTATACCAGATTGTGTGGCCTTGTCTAGAGTCTGTAGGATGAACAACCCCTGCCAATCAATAACATCCCTATCTCCCTTGTGTAGTCTGTCATGGCACTCGAAGCACAGCGGCATAGTGAATATGTCGGAAGCCTTTATACTTGTTCCACCAGAAAGTGGTGAATATATGTGTTTTAAGTGGTGCGCTACTACAGTGCCATCCTTGACATGGCAATGAGAGCAGGGTAATTCACTCACAAACTTCAAGTAGTCTTCATTTTCCCATCGTTTATCTTTAGGTATCACATCCGGCCCCCGTAGTTCTTTGGAAAATTTCCAACGCTTATCAGACTTCACAGGCGTCAGCGGTACAGGCAAGTTCCTGACTGCTTGTGGTATTGTCTCCAACTTCTTGTATCACAGACCAATCAATCTCGTTACATTTTGAAACCATCTTGGTGTACTCTTTGCGGGTAATTTCCTCGTATGGAGCCTCTTGGTAAATGTGGGAATCATCCGCCTTGGGCAGAAAACTGACCCCGCTGAGTATATCGAAATTATCATAACACCACGACCCCACCTTTAACCACTCGTCCTCCGCAACATACACGGTTATACTGGGCTTGTGTTCACACCAGTGAATGGCGAATTTTTTCCATGTCTCCAGATGGGAGATAGCATCCACCTTATCCCTTGTTACGGATTTGGCGGGAACTACCATAGGAAACGAGAAGACAAAGGCTTCTGAGTTGTAGGGATCAACCACATAAGGGATGTTGGCGGCAATCAAGGCCGCATTAAGTGGGTCTTTCTTGTCCTGCCTAACTCTGCGAATGAACCACCTAGAATAGGAAGGGTGCAACCCTGAACCATAAACACCAGTTAATTGGGATACAGTGCCGGATGGTTTTATACAGGTAACTGCCGCCGATTGTGGAATGCCTAATTTCTCAGCCCACTGGATGTTATTGGTAATAGCCCATCCCTTCCAAGCCGTAAGTTGGTCTGGAGAAGCGTTTAGAACCACAGGGCAATCGTATACCCCTGTAAAACTGATTCCTAGCAACCTTTCTTCATCTGCGTTCTTCTTCCATATTGGCCTGACGTATCTAAAATCAGTTAATGTGGATTGCAATGTTCCAAGAATAGCGGCAAGGGCGACTTTGCGAGAAACATCATCTATAGTATCTGTCGGTCTTAGAATTATTTCTGAAAGGTTACAAGTTTCATTGGATCGGAGGCAAATTTCTGCGCAGGGATTCACGCCGAATTCATAGGTGCTATCCCTTCTTTCTGGAGCCATGTCTTGAGCGGCCTTACGATTAAAAATCCCACGCTCTCCGCTCTTTGATTCGTAAAGAGACATCCATTCCCGCATGAAAATTCCAATGTCAGGCTTCTCTGTATAACAGACAGAGTTGTTAGCCATTGCCCTCTGACCATCCTCTATCCACCACTGCCCCATCTTCGCCCTCTGCATCCTCTCGTCAGTGAGGTTGCTCAGACTCAACTCAGCAGCGCGGCGAACACCACCTACTACCACAGCCTCTCCATTGAAACACATGAGATCATGGCACTCTATGCTTGTTAGTTTGCGCCCAACAGCATTTGAGAATATTCTAATATAGTGATCGAATAATCTTTTGAGCGGTTCAGGGCCGGAAGCCCTTCCTCCGAATACTTTTAACCTAGCACCCGCAGGTCGCACACGGCTGTAATCCACCTTTGGGATAAGCCCTTGGTATAGAAGGCTGACCAACTCCCGCAGGGCAGACGCCCATCCAATCTTGCTGTCACGCACTACTATAGTGGTGTCAGTTTCATAGATGGTGTCTGCCACTTCAGGGAGTTTAGCGATGTACTGCCTTTCGACAGAAAACCCAACCCCGGTTCCACAGAGCAACACATACAAGGACTCGTCAAAAGCCCTTGGATGGTCTACCGCGAGATAAGCACAGTTGTAACCCGCCATGTTATCCCGTGATAATGCCCCGCTACCGGGGATTGGATCAGCCGTCATCAAAGCCCTCATGGATGGAACCACTTCCATGTTGTAGATGGCTTTGTACAACTCGTCGGAAATGTTTTTGGGGAGATCGCATTTTGCGGTAAAGAAATTAATATACCGAGAAACGGTTTCTTCCCAAGACTCCCGACGCTTCACATCATCGAGATACCGCGCATAACGCGACTTATGAATGAATGACTGATAGTCGTTCATTACTTTTCGTAGACACCGCTGTAGGTAGTGTGTTCCCACTTACCCTTCATACCTTCGCCATCACCAACATGGGTTTCTTCTACCCGTCGGTTTGCCATGCAAGCGGCGTTATGAGTATCTTCTAGTTTAACAAAATATGAGCCACCCAGTCTGGAAAATCCTGCGGGGCCATAATCTGCGGCTTCTGACATAAGTGCCGCCACGGCCTTATGCTCCTCTGCTGTGGTAGCAGCGACATTCGCTACATCCTTCGCCTTCTCGGCAGCATTCTTCTTGCGGTACATAATGTGTCTCCTGTAGTGATGCCCCGTTGATTGTTGGTCAAGTCGATTGCACGGGGCCACACAATCGTTCCCACCACAGGGAGTTAGTCAGTGATTTCGGGGCGGGTGGGTAAATCCCCGTTATCTTCTATCAGTACCTCATGGTACGAACCATCAGGATCATACCATGCATTGTACTCTTTGGTCACCACTTCCCGGCGCGTAATCTTCGCCGGGTTTTCCTTAGTGGCAGACCTGTCCGGTAACACCATTTGGGAATGCTTTACCGGGGAGAAGAACTCGTCAATCAGTCTGTTCTGCAATTCCCATATGTGATTCATTGTTCACCTCGCATAAATGTGAAAGTAGTTTAACCAAGTCGTCTATATTAACAACTCCTAATATTAGGGAATTCCTATATTCCCCCAACGCAAGCAGGGGGATCAAACCGTCTGAACCTGCCACTGCCTGTGCGTAACCATCACGTATTATAGCAGGGAATTTTTGCCTGTACTTGCACTCGATGCCTAAATACGGATGGCCCACATCCAAGGGGGATTCCCTATCCGCCACAGGCACACGCCAACCACCTGTCTTCTGGGCTACCCTGCGCTCAAACCGTTTCCAGTTCTTGTCCACAGTAAACTTATTCGAATTCGTGGGTGGTTACAGATGCTGTGTGAGACACCCCATAGTTACCAACATGGAATCTTGTGGAATAAGAACATCCCGTTAGCACAGCAACCACTAATAATACAATCAAAGTTTTCATTGCTCTCCTCAATTAGGGCGGTGTAAGGTGTATGTTTGCGCCGGTTCCCCATTTTCCTCTATTACTCTGCTCTTTCGCTTCTGGGACTTTGAATCAGGGTCAATAGGGTGGGCATTTGGTTTCCTGATGGGATATTGGAACCCTTCCATTGGAAATTTCTTACCAGTATTAATAGCATTCAGTGTATAGCGAGAAATACGGAATTCCTTGTAGATCTCTTCCATAGTTCTTTCTTTGGCTAATAATTCTACCACGATCTCATCCACCCTATCCATCTAATTCCTCGTCGCCACAGCCAGCATCAAAATCTATTTTCTTTGGCTTCTGGTCGTGCATTAAAAGGTTCATGCTTGCCATATCCATCCACAGGTCTATCTGGCATTCAGCCATATCCCAATGCCGTGCCTTGGAAATAGAAAACGCGACATCAGGGTCATCGTCATCCTTCGAGTAGTACCGCTGTAATAATAACACGTTATCTGGTCTGTCTGTCAGTTCCCCCGCACCCCTGATTGAAAAGCGATCCAGTTGATCACTCATACTGAGGGATTTCCTAGCGTGGGCTACCAGAATAATGTGGCATTCCAAATCCCTCGCTAAATCTGCCAAGCGACACACCACTTCCTTTTGGGCAGTGTAGTCATCGTGCCGGATGCCGGAAATGGTCATCAGGGAGTCCACAAGGATAAGGTCTACGTCAAAATTGTGGATGGAGTACCGGATACCCGCTTCCAGAGTATCCATGTTCATCGTGCCTTCCTTGTCAAAGAAGTACAGTTTATCCATGCACCACAGGGCAAACCCCAAGCAGAAATCAGTGGTAGGCCGCAATTCAGTAGAGGCCATTCGATTCAATCTCACTAATTGGCTGCGTGGTGACATTTCTAATGAAACTGAAAGCACTTTCGCCCCTTGGGTCAGACACTGGAGCGCAATTTGACCCAACGCTAGAGATTTGCCCGATGAATTGATACCTCCTAAGAGGGTGCTTTCACCGGAGCGTAACCGGAATGTTTCATCCAGAGTAGGCCACGGTAACCTGTAGCCGGTTTTCTCTTCGCCCAGATAATAACTTAATACCTGATCTGTAAACTCATTGGCGGAGCGGATGGAATGCTCACTCTCTATTCTCAAGTACGGCGCGAGAATATCTGGAGTCAACGGATGTCCACCTACGTCGCTTCCGGCAATTGGTTTTTTTAATGCCCAATCGGGCAATACTTCACTCATTAATTTGCTCCCTATGCTCTAGTATTGTACCGATGCCACGCAGAATGTCTTCCCCATCTTCTAATTCATCTATGCAACTCCTGATTCCCATTGCCATATCTTGGAATCCGGCATAGGTCTGTGGAACAATGCCAATGTAATTGTCCAGAGCCTCAAGTTCGCTCCTGATGAATTCAACTATCTCTTCCGCTTTCTCTACGAGCATCGCGGAAGACCCAGTAGTCGGAGTCTTCAAGATCGAGAAGTTGTCCACGCGCATTTCGTTTACCGCTGGTTGGTTTCCAATACTGGTCGCCCCAAACTGAACCCTTCTTGTCAGTCCAAATGTAGTTCCAGTTCACAGACCTGTACCCAAGCCCACCGGAACGTGCATTTGCTGATTTCAACCCCGACTGCTTGGGGAGTTTCCAGATGTCGTCAATATACAGCAATACATCTTTGAATGCAACCTGTCTTTCATCTCTTATGGAATTGTCGTGAGACATGGCCTGTAAGTCCAGATAGACCTTCCAACAATGGGCTTTTGATTCCCGCTTCACAGAATCCGCCACGGCTAATTTGTTCATGCGGTCTATTATGTTCAAAGTCCTGTTGAGGGCGTACTCCTTGTCGAATGTGCCAGTTTTCTTTTTTTCGATCACAGCCCTGCGGTACACATTCCGCGCCATCTTCTCAAAATGTAATATTCTCTCTCTAGTTACCTTCATAAGCATTCCTTATTATTATTATTCGAACCATAATTATATCATATTTGACAGGGGTGCCCATGCGGGTATACTTGCAAGTGGCAACTAAGGAAAGGCATTTTCTTAGGGAGTGTGGCTGAATAATTCCGAGACCTTCGGGGGATAAAGCAGACGCACACGGGTAGCGCCGGGGCATTAATGGTGTCTCACCACTCTTCGCAGAGTGGGTGCGTAGTCAAGAGGATAAACAGCCACCGTTGGCGACCAAGCCTCTTTTGCGGGTAACAAGCGAATCCCGCCACTCCTGCCACTCGGATTGGTTGTCTGGAGGTTTTGATTACAACCTAGAGTGAGCGGAGGCTCACTACTGCTCAACCAGTCCACCACCACTAATTAGGGAGAGTAACATGAGAAGCATTGGCAGTATTGGCGCAACTAGGGCCAAATCGCCCAAGACCAAGAAGACCAGTCGAACCAAAAACGGTTTCGGCGGGAAGAAAATGACCAGATCATTATCTGGTAGCCTACGCTGTAACAGTAATTACGACCATCTCAGCACCCCAGAATCTGGGACAGGGTGACCAACTATGTATGATATCGGTGACAAAATTTGTGATATGCACTATGGGTTACCATCTAAGGACTACGATGGTAATAAAATCAAGGTCATTAACCATATCAAGATCAGGCTAGATAACGCAGAGCATTTAGTTCGAGCATTATTACACAATGTTGGGAGTGACAAGCACAAGCATCTTGATAACCCCTACCGTGTTGACAATAAATATGCCATGATTGTCGGC